AGCGCCTGACAGGCTGTACGCCCCTTGAAGCCGGTCGTTCGGCTTGCGAACTAACTCTCCGTAACTCACTCCCTTGGAGGTCATCGTGGTTGCTGTGCCTGGGCAGAACGGCCACGTGCCGAAGCGCTCTGATCAGCGGCGACGCCGGAACAAGGACGCGGCTGAGGTCGAGTCCGGGCCGGGCGCCGAGGTCGTTGAGGTGCCGGAGGCCGACGAGGAATGGCACCCGGCTGTCACCCGGTGGTACACGTCGCTGTCCCGATCGGGGCAGTCGCACTGGTACGAGCCGTCGGACTGGGCGCAAGCCTGGATCTGGGCTGAGGTGCTCGATCGTGCGCTGATGCAGGGCAAGCCTTCGGCGATGCTGATCCAGGCGTGGGCTGCGGGTGCCTCCGAGCTGTTGACGACCGAGGGCAGCCGACGACGGCTGCGGATTGAGCTTGCGCGCGCTGGTCAGGTCGATGATGACGCCGAAGCGGCTGTGTCGGCCCTAGATGTCTACCGCTCTCGCCTCACCGGCTAAGCCTGCGGGGCCGGCTGATCGGCTGGTCACGCTGCCTGAGGGTGTACCTGAGCTGACGTTGGGGTGGGAGGCCGCGAAGTGGGCGGTGGAGAACCTTCGCCAGCCGAACGGGCCGCACGCCGGGCAGCGGTGGGACTTCATCGACTCGCAGCTTCGGTTCCTGTTGTGGTGGTACGCGATCGACGACGAAGGCGATTGGCTGTTCCACCACGGGGTGCGCCGGTTGGCGAAGGGTTCGGGCAAGTCGCCGTTCGCGGCGGTCCTGGCGTTGATCGAGTTCCTGGCGCCGGTGCGGCTGCGCGACTTCGACCCGGACCTGCCGGGCGGGTGCAAGGGCAAGGCCGTGGACATGCCGCTGGTCCAGATCGCCGCGACGGCGGAGAGCCAGACGGCGAACACCATGCGGATGGTTCGGGCGATGGCGGCGAAGCAGTCGAAGGTCGTCACCAAGTACAACCTGGACCCGGGCAAGACGGTCTACTACAAGAGCCCTGAGGGCACCCTCCAGGTCATCACCTCGTCGTCGAACGCGGCTGAGGGCGCGGAGGCGTCGTTCATCGTCGCGGATGAGACGGAGCACTGGAAGCCGACGAACGGCGGCCCGGAGCTCGCGGCGACTCTCGAGGACAACTTGACCAAGTCCGGTAACCGGATGTTGGAGACGTGCAACGCGTGGGAGCCGGGTATTGGCTCGGTGGCGGAGGCGTCGTGGGATGGCTGGGTGGCTCAGGAGGAGGGCCGCACGAAGGGCCGCTCCAAGATCCTCTACGACGCGCGGGTGGCGCCGCCGGACACGGACATGGGCGACGAGGAGTCGCTGACGGTCGCGCTGAAGCACGTCTACGACGACTGCTGGTGGGTGAAGCCCCGCCCGATCATCGAGCGGATCTGGGATCCCCGCTCGAGCCCGGACGCCAGCAAGCGCAAGTACCTGAACTGGCCGACGGTCGCGGTCGATGCGTGGTTGACCCCGCAGGAGTGGACGCAGCTCGCGGCGCCGGATCGGTTCGTGGCCCCCGGCGAGGACATCGTGTTGTTCTTCGATGGTTCGAAGAGCCGCGACGCCACGGCGCTGGTCGGCTGCTGTGTCTCCGACGGCCACATTTTCGTGGTGGGCGCGTGGGAGCCGGACACCGCGCACAACACCGAGGACGTGGTCCCGGTCGCCGAGGTCGACGCGTGCGTGGCGAAGGCGTTCCGGGAGTGGAACCCGCTGGCGTTTTTCGCCGACGTGAAGGAGTGGGAAGGCTTCGTCAAGGTCAACTGGCCGGAGTTGTACGCGGACCGGTTGCAGCTGCACGCGGTGCCGGGCGGTAAGGAACCGGCGGCGATCGCGTGGGACATGCGGACCAAGACGTTCGATTTCACGATGGCGGTCGAGCTGACCGAGACCGAGATCAAGCAGCAGGGGTTCACCCACGACGGCGATCCTCGGATGACTCGGCACGTCGGGAACGCCCGGCGGAAGCCGAACAAGTGGGGCGCCTCGATCGGCAAGGAGAGCCCCGATTCGCCCCGGAAAGTTGACCTTGCGGTGGCGATGGTGGGTGCCCGGATGGTGCGCCGGCTGTTCGTCGCGGCCCAGGCACGAGTGAAGATCAGAAGCGGGAACGTGTGGTGACTGGCAACAACCCCGGCGACGGGCTGCTGTACCTGCTCGATGTGGCCGGCAAGGGCCTCGCTGCGACGATCGCCGAGCAGAACCGGCGCCTCGCCGACTTGACCGCCGAGAACGCGGCGCTGCACAAGGCACTGCTCCCCGACGCCTCAGCCAAAGCCAAACGAGTCGACGACGACTGACAGAGGGCCGCCTCAGCGGGCGACGGGGATGAGTCGACGCGCGCTGAGGCTGGCCCTCCGGAGCGGCAGTGGCAGGGAGAAGGCCCGAGGAGGCCGACCCGCCGCTGCGCTCGGCGCACACGCTAGCGAACCCGTGAAAGCCCCTGACCAGCGGGGATGTGCCATTTCGGCACACCCCCTGACCTGGCTGTTCCGTCCCAGGTGCCGCTGCTCTGGCTGTCGACTCCGTGATGACGTGCTCCGACGACGTGGAAAGGCCGGGTGAGACCGTGCTCAGCACCGAAGCCCTGGCCACTCTTGTCCAGGACAAGCTGCTGCCGGATTGGGTTAAGGAACGGGAGCGCCTCGACCGGATTGACCGCTGGTATCGGTGGGATCCGGACGACATTCAGCTGCCGAAGGGCGCGACCCCGGAGCTGAAGGCGCTGCGTGAGCTGTCCCGCGTGCCCTGGTTGGGCTTAGTCGTCACGTCAACGGCGCAGTGCATGTACGTGGACGGCTACCGCTCCCGGCTGGACCCAGTGGGTGCGCCGATCGACCCGCCTGGTTCGACGTCGGCGCCGGACGGGCCGCCGCACCCGATGGCGGAGCCGGAAGGCCCGTGGCGGATCTGGCTGTCGAATGGCTGGGACGAGCGGCAGATCGCGGTGCACCGGGCGATGCTCGCCTACGGCTACGCCTATGCGACGGCGCTGCCGGGCAAGGATTTTCAGGGCAAGAACATGCCGGAGATCCGGGGTGTCAGCCCCCGGAAGATGTTCGCCTGGTACGACGACCCCGCCGAGGACGACTGGCCGGTCTACGCCATGAAAATCAAGGAGAAGACCGAGGTCGTGCACGTGGTTGAGGTGTTCGACGACGAGTTCGTCTACACCGTCAAGGTCGACTCTTCGGTGGGGTTCGGGAAGAACCCGGTGGAGCTGGTCGGTGAGCCGAAGGCGCACGACTCGGGTGTGTGCCCGGTGGTCCGCTACTGCAACCAATTGGATTTGGATGCCAGAACGCCGGGCGAGGTCGAGCCGCATATTCCATTGGCGGCGCGAATTAATAAAACGGCCTACGACAGAATGCTCACGCAGCATTTTAATTCGTGGAAGGTGCGGACGGTCGCCGGCATGGCCGAGCCGGACACCGAGGAAGCGGCGCGGCGGAAGAAGCTCCAGCTGCGCCAGGACGATCTGCTAGTCGCGGACGACCCGGACACGAAGTTCGGGTCGCTGCCGGAGACTCCGTTGCAGGGCTTCATCCAGGCCCACGAAACCGATGTGCAGTCCCTCGCGGCGGTGTCGCAGACACCCACCCACGAGCTGACCGGGCAGATGGCGAACCTGTCCGCTGAAGCATTGGCAGCGGCGCGCGCGAGCCTGACGCAGAAGGTCGCGGAGCGGCAGAAGTCAGCCGGCCGCTCCCACATTCAGCTGCTGCGCCTGGCTAGCTCCCAGGACGGCGACGACGCGCACGCCACCGACATCACCTCTCGGGTGACCTGGCAGGACATGAACATCCGCTCGATGGCGCAGGCGGTCGACGCGTTGGGCAAGGCCGCGACCATGCTCCAGGTGCCGGTCGAAGCCCTCTGGGGTCGCATCCCCGGGGTGGAGAAGTCCGACGTCGAAGAGTGGATCCAGATGTCGCTCAACGCCGACCCGATCACCAAGATGCAGCAGGAGCTCCACCGCCAAGGCAACTCCTCGGCGCTGCCGCCGGCGGGAGTCCCCGGCAACGACCCGGCGGTGGACCGAACCCCCGTCGGACCTCGGTAAATGTCGCGTCAGGGCAACCGGCTCGCGGAGGAACATCGGGAGGCTCAGGTCGCGCTGCGGGCCGGGTTCCTGGCGCAGTTCCTGCCCACCTTGCAGCTGCTGTCCTGGGCGCGGATCGACGACAGCTACCCGTCGTGGATCCGCGCGGTGATGGGGATCCTTCGCCCGTTCCGGCAGGCCTCGGCGGACCTGGCGGTGGACTACTACGACCGGATCCGCCTCGTCGAAGCCCCCTCGGCTCCGCCGCCGCCGAGGATCGAGTTCCGCAACACCCCCGAGACGCTGCCCGGTCCGGTGCGGTTGGACACCGGCCGCAACGCCCGGGTCGCCGGCCACCTCGACACCGCCAGTCGGCAGGTCAGCCGCGACGCCGGCCGGGCGCGCTCGAGGTGGGACGACGTTGCGCACTTCGGTGAGTTCAAGCCGGCGGTGCTCGACTGGGGCGACGCGGACGACCGGGCGGAGCGTTCGCTACTGGTGACCGGGCCGGCCGCGCTGAAGAAGGCCGCCCGCAACGGCCTGGACGAGCGCCGGGCGATGCGCAATGCAGTGGTGCAGACCTCTGGCGCCGCCACCCGTCACGTCCTCAACGGCGGCCGGGACGCGACCATGGAGCTGATCGACACCGACGATGTGGCGCAGGGCTGGATCCGGATGCTCGGCCCGAACCCGTGCTCATTCTGCGCAATGTTGGCCTCGCGTGGCCCGGTGTTCTCCGAGTCCTCGATCGCCCAAGCCGACTCCAGTTTCGACGGCACGGGGACGATCAAGGTCCACGACCACTGCGCCTGCTACCCCAAGGCCGTGTTCGAGTCCAACCCGGAGTGGCCAGGGAACAACCGGGCCTACCAGACGATGTGGAACGACAACATCAAGGGCCGCTACTCCGGTAAGGACGCGCGGAACGCGTGGCGCCGGCTGTGGGAAGCCCAGCAGCGCGAAGCGCAACGCGCCGCCGAGCAGATCGCCTAGCAGGGGAACTTGCGCTTGCGGCACCACCGGCTTTCCCGGTGATCGTCGTCCCCGTCCCTGTTGACGATCACCGGCGGGCCGGTTGACGCGGTGCCGGCGCAGGTACGGCCTTCGGAGTCCTGGGCTCGTAGCTCGGCCAGGTAGGCCGGGTTGGCGCTGTACTTCGGCGCGAGTTTGCCCTGGTAGACCCCGGTGTGGTCGTAGGTGACCATCAGCCCGCCGAAGTCGATGCCGCCGAGAACCTCCACGTAGCGCAGCGACCGGCCGTGGACGTCCAAGTCCACCCCGGGCTCGGTGCGTAGGACGACGGTCCCGTTGAGCCAGATCGCGGCGTCCTCTTTGGCTTGCTGGCCACCGGGCGTGCCCATCTCGCACGAGTCGATGCCGAGTGGCCGGATCTTGGTTCCGTCGGCGGTGATGAACGTGTCCCCGTCGATGATCTCCGCGACGGCGACTTCACCGACCGCCGCCGGGGCAGCCGACGCGGCCGGGGTGAATACCAACAGGGTGCCGATGGCCGCCGCGATGGCGGTGAGAGCGAAGGCTTTTCGAGCCATGATCGTTTTCGTTTCTCTGGGAGTTGTACCCGAGCTTATCGCGGAATGACCCCGAACCGTTACCGCCCAAGACCCCCCGGTGCCGCAATGGGCACCGGATGTACCCCGCAACGGGGCAAGAAAGCAGGCCGCAATGGCTGTTGTTGAAGGCAACGAGCAGGACCCCAAGGGCGACGACAAGCTCGAAATCGACGACGACGCAGCGCAGAAGCTGCTCGCCGACGATGAGGGCGACGACGACCCGGCCGGCGCCGATCAACTCGGGGATGCCGGAAAGCGCGCACTGGACGCGATCAAGGAGCAGCGCAAGGCCGCTCGAACCGAACGGGACAAGTACAAGGCCGAGCTGGAAGAGGCCCGCACCAAGCTCCAACAGATCGACGACAAGGACAAGACGGACGCGCAGCGCCTCCAAGAGACCGCTGATTCCTACAAGACCCGCGCAGAGCGGGCCGAGGCCCTCCACAAGCGGCGTGAAATCGCCGAGGAGTTGGCCCCCGATCACGCCACCGTCGCCCAGATCAGAGCAGTCGCCAAGCGGCTGACCGGCGAGAGCGACGACGAGCTAGAGAAGGACGCCGAGGAGCTGTTCGCGCTGATCGCACCAGCGCCGACCACACAGGCAACTCCGCCGAAGAACCAACAGCCCGGCAAGCCGAAGGCATCTCTGCGTGGTGGCGGCGACCCCGATTCCGGGGACGACGAAACCGATCCGCGGAAGCTCGCCGCGCTTATTCCCCGTAATCGGTAATCCCGCACGGCCCGTTCGCCACGGCCGACGCGGTTCCGCTTCTAGAACCTTTGGAGGTTCCCCGTGGCGAACACCTTTATTAAGTCGCAGAAGATCGCGGCTGCGGCCCTAGGGCTGCTCCAGCGGGAGATCATTCTCCCGTCGCTGGTGTGGATGGACGCCACCACGGCGGCCGACTGGGTCGGCAACGCGGGTGACACCGTCTCCATCCGGGTGCCCGCCCGCACGACCGCCCGCACCCGCGTGCTCCGCCAGGCCCGAGGTACTGCCTCGGAGGGCGAGGGCATCATCACGATGGACAACCTGGTCGAGACCAAGATCGACGTCACTCTCGACACGGCCATCTACTCGGCGGTGCCCACCACCGACGAGGAAGAGACCCTCGACATCGTCTCCTACGGCACTCAGATCCTCACCCCCATGGTGCGGGCCGTCGCCGAGGGCGCCGAGAACAAGATCGCCAAGGTCATGCAGAACGCGACCTACGCGACCACCCTGCCCGCGATGACGGCGTCGACCACGTACGAGACCATGGTCGACGCCCGGCGTGCACTGAACGACGCCCACGTGCCCATGACCGAGCGGTACGTGGTCATCGGGTCTGGGATTGAGGCGGCGTTCCTGAAGGACCCGCACCTGTCCCACGCTGACCAGGCTGGTGACAGCAACGCGCTGCGGGACGCCGACATCGGCAGCATCGCCGGGTTCCAGCGGATCGTGGTGTCGCAGGCGCTCGACCCGTGGGAGGGCTACGCGTTCCACCGCACCGCCTACTCGGCTGTGATGGTGGCCCCAAAGGTGCCTCAGGGCGCCAGCTTCGGAGCTCGCCAGTCCCTGGCCGGCGTCGGTATGCGGTGGATCAAGGACTACGACTTCCGCAACGCTCAGGACCGCTCCATGGTCGACGTGTACATGGGCTGCAACTACATCGCCGACGGTCCCGCGTCCAACGAGGTCCAGACGGTCACGGTGACCGGCACTCCGACCGGCGGCAGCTTCACCCTCACCTACCAGGGCAAGACCACGGCCGCGATCGCGTACAACGCGACCGCTGCCCAGGTCAAGGCCGCGCTGGTCGCGGGCACCGACCTGACCGCGAACCAGGTCTCGGTGGCCAACGGTCCGTTCCCGGGTACCGCCGTCGTGGTCACCTTCGACACCGGCTCCGACGTGGCGCAGATGACCGCCACCGGCAGCCTCACCGGCGGCACCACGCCGGCCGTGGCCGTCACCACCACGACCGCCGGTGGCGCGGGAGGCAACTCCTTCGTCCGCGCGGTCAAGCTGACCATGACCCCGGTCTAAGTCATGAGCCTGCCGGCACTCGCGGACATCGCTGACCTGGAGGTTCGTCTCGATCGCATCATCACGGACGACGAGACGCCTCGGGTTGAGGCGTTGCTCGACGACGTGTCGGTGATGGTGCGTGAGGTCGCGGGCAAGACCTGGGTGGATCCCGAGGATCCCACCCAGGTCATTGCCCCGGACATCGTGCGGCTCATCGTGCTGCGCGCCTCGGTGCGGTTCATGACCAACCCGGGCGGACTCTCCAGCGAGAGCGCCGGTGACTACAGCTACCAGCGCAATGGCATGGATGCGCGGGGTGGTCTCTTCCTGACCGACGAGGAGATCGGGTGGCTGAAGAAGGTGGCGGGGAAGCTCGGCATCTGGTCTCAGCCACTCACTCGGGGCGATCTGTGGGCCTCCAAGGGCGTGTTCCTGGAGGACTCGTTCGGCTTCGAGTTGTTCCCCGTCGGCGACCCCTACGACTGCTGAAGGGCGGTGGGTCATGTCCCTGCTCGACACCGGCCCGCACACCGTCACGATCTTCGTGGAGGAAGAGGGCACCGACTTCCGAGGCAATGTGGTGAAGGCACCCTCCACCACTGGTGTGGTGGTCACCGGCTGCTGGATGCAGCCGGTGGCCTCCACCCGGGGCGCGTTCGCCGCGCTCAAGGTTGCCGACGGTCAGAACGTGGCCGTGGCCTACAAGCTGATCGCTAAGGGCTCGAAGACTCCGGTGGGTTGGTGGTCGCGGATCGAGTGGACCGACAACCTGGGCAACCTGCGGCGCTTCGCCGTGCTCGGTGGCCCGCAGGCCCGGGATTTCACCGCGTCGACCGATCACGTCAGCTGCACGCTCCAGGAGATGCGCTGATGGCCAAGGGGAAGTTCTCCTGGGGTCCGGGTAACTCGGCCCGCAAGTGCAACAAGGTCGCGGCCTACCACAAGGAGTCCCGGTTCGCGGTCGCCCGGCAGGCCGAGGAGCTGGCGATCCGGGCGAAGCGGAAGCTGGGCGCGCACACCCGCTCCGGGGACGCTCAGATCACCGTCAGCCACGGCAAGCTGGACTGGTTCGTCAGCCTGGACGATTCCCGGGGCCAGCGGGCCGCCGCCGCGATCGAGTTCGGACACCGCGACCCGGACAGCGGCACCTTCGTTGAAGGTATCCACGCGCTGACCAGCGGGACGCGCTCGTGACCGCGCCGGCCCGGATGTCGCCGTTCGTGGACGGCATCGCGGTGCAGCTGTGGTTGATGCGCAACACCCTCGCGGACCTCCGCGAAGACCTCGGATTGACCCCGGTGAATGCGTACGAGGATTTGCCCGATGAGCTGGGCAAGGTTGTGCCGGCGGTCAAGCTGCAACGCACCGGCGGCGCCTCGGACGCGCCTCGGTTCACCTCGCAGTACTGGATGAGCTACAACGTCTGGTCCGGCGCGGAAGTAAGTCAGGACTGGGATCCGCACCAAGCGGCGTTCGAGCTGGCTAAGCAGGTCGCCAAGGTGCTGTACGAGGCGTGGGAGAACCAGACCGTCACCCCGTACGGCTCCATCAACAAATGGCGCGAATCCACC